GAGAGAAGTAATTTATTCTGTAGATTCTAGTGGTAAAATTTTATATGGAAATGGAAAAACAGATCTAAAAAAAGTCAATAATATTGAAATTCCATCTTCAGATCATTCGCCCATTATTGGTTGGGCTTATGATGGAAATCCAATTTATGGTCCATATGGATATATTACAAAACAAGGTGGAACAGTAACTCAGATGAAATCTGGGTATGCGGAAGATCTAAAATCAAATAGACCTTCTATAAACGAATTTCCTTTTGGATTTTTTGTTGAAGATTATACGTATTTGAATGTTAGTGATGAAACTACATTGGATGAGAATAATGGAAGATTCTGTGTAACTCCAGAATTTCCAAATGGAACTTACGCATATTTTGCAACTGTTAGTACTTCTTCCGCAGATTCTTCAGGTATTTTTGCAAAATATAAGAAACCAATTTTTCCATATTTAATTGGCAAAAATTACAAATCAAAACCAAACGAATTTAATTTTAAAAAATTATCCAATCAAGACAATATAGACCTAAATGATAGTACTTGGGTAAGAAATACTCAACCATATAATTTGATTGACGATAATGCGTCATATGATTATTTGACAATTCCAAATCTTCTGAATCAGACTGTAGATATTAGCAATTGTTTGCCTGGATTTATTGAAAATATTGGGATAGTAACTGGAGGAAATAATTACAGAGTTAATGATTCTGTAATATTTGATAACTCTGGGACAAGTGGATATAATGCAAGTGCAAAGGTTTCAAGAGTGGAAGGAAAGCAAGTAAATTCTGTTAGTGTAGCTACCAGCACAATTTATAATGCAGAATTATATCCATCAAATAGTAATGGGTCAATCTTTATTTACTCACAGAATCCTCATAATTTTACCAATGATGATATTATAACAGTTTCGGGATTAAATACAACTTCATCACTGATTGAAGGATCTTATCAAATTGGCATTTCTACTCTAAACACACTAGTGCTTACTGCTGGTGTTGGTACAACAGGTGCCACTGGATTGGTAACATATTTTTCTGTTAGGGGCAATTTAAATGAAGAAAATATCCGCGAAAATGATATCTTCACTATAGGAGCAGAAAAAATAAAGATTTTGAATATAGATTCTCTATCATCGAGAATTAGAGTCTTAAGAACTACTAATGGCACAACAGGGTCAGCACATACTGCCACAGAACTTCTATATGAAAATCCAAGGAAACTGACAATAAATACTGGATTTAAAACTACATACGATTCTATTGTCAATAGACAAATATACTTTAATCCTACAGAATCTGTAGGATTAGGAACCATTTCCGGAGTTGGAATTGGAACAACATTAACCTTCTCGAATCCAGGTGCTGGAATCACACAAATTTTTATTCCAACCAGAACAATTTATATTCCAAAGCATAAACTTGAGACTGGAGATCAACTTACATATTCTCCAAATGGTGGGGGTGTTCTTGGTGTTTCTACAAATGGAATTTCCACTTCGGTTACTCTTTCAAATCAATCCACTCTATATGTTGCAAAAATTTCTGATGATTTAATTGGCATCTCTACTGTAAAAGTTGGTGTTGGATCTACTGGTACATTTGTTGGAATTACATCTGCAACAAATGGATTAGGAACTTTATATTTTACTGGTATAGGATCTGGAACTAATCATAGTTTCCAAACAAATTATTCTGTTATTAGTGGACAAATATCTAGAAATATTGTCACAGTTTCTGTTGCAGAAACCCACGGACTACAGAATAATGACACTGTTTATGTTGAGGTAAATCCGTCAATATCAACCACATTTACAATCAAATACAATGATTACAATAGAAAACTTCTTGTAAATCCAAAATCTTTTTCTGCCGTTGGAATTAATACAATTGATGATACAATATCAATTACAAACCACAATTTTTCAAAAGGCCAAAAAGTAGTTCATACATCATCTTCTCCTGCTGGTGGACTACAAAATAATGAAATTTATTATGTAGTTATCGTTGACAATAATACCATTAAACTTTCAGATAGTTACTATAGTGCTGTCAGTCTAAATCCATCCATTGTGGGAATCACTAGCTCCTCAAGTGGTGATCTGTCTGCAGTTAACCCACCAATTACGGTTTATAGAGATTCGCAAATAACATTCAATCTCTCGGATTCTTCACTTTCATATACTAATCAAGGAAATCTTTATCCAGCATTTAATTTAAATCTTTATAAAGATTCAAGTTTTACTCAAGAGTTTAATTCTACAGAAAAAACTAATCAATTTGAATTGAATAGATATGGAACTGTTGGTGTCACTACTGATGCAAAAGTAGTCTTATCCATTAATGGATATATACCAGAAAAACTTTATTATACATTAGTTCCAATTTACGACAGTTCATTACCAACAATTAAAGAGGAAATAAATATAGATTCTTCTGTATTTGCAAACAATGAGATTCAAATTAAGGTAAGTGGTTATAATGGACAACATAACGTAACCGTTGCTTCTACATCAACATTTACATATAATGTAGCAGATATTCCAGAGTCAGTTTCTTATGCTTCCAGTACATCCATATTAAAATATGATACTGATTCCACATATGCTTATGGTTCAGTTTCAAAAATTAGGATTTCAAACAAAGGTCAAAATTATTACTCTCTACCAGCAATATCTACAATCAATTCTGAGACCGGGGCTGGCGCATTATTAGAAGCACATAGTACATCAATAGGGAAAATAAATAAAACTCAAATTAAAGATATTGGATTTGATTTTCCTTGCGACCACACAATTAGACCGAGTGTTTCTCTTCCACAAATCGCAAAAGTGGAACCTTTGGCATCATTTGATTCTATTGGAATTTCATCCTTTGGTAGAGGATATAGTTCTGCTCCGAAATTGGTAGTTTTAGATGGAAAAACAAATCAAGTTGTACCAGAAGTTGATTTGAGATACAATCTCGGTGATAATAAAGTAACTATATTAAGAAATGCTTATGGATTAAACAATGTAACACCTACAATCATTCCTACGCAAAATTCAAATGGTGTTGGGATAAGTTCTGTAGGTTTCAACACCACAACCAATGATGTAACTGTTACTTTATCTGTAGGATTTAGTACTGCGGATTCTTTCCCCTTTGCAGTAAATGATAAAGTTTTAATTGAAAATATTAGTATTGGAATTGGTTCAATTTCTAAAGGATACAATTCGGAAAATTATGATTATCAATTATTCACAATCAATTATGTTGATTCAAATCTTGGTGGAAATAATGCCACTGTAAGATATAGTTTAAATGGATTCTTAAATTCTGGAGAAATTCCAGGAACCTACGACTCAACAAATTCATCGGGAAGAATTATTCCACAGAAATATTTTCCAATATTCAATCCAGTTTTAAAGAAAAATAATTTCATTATTGGAGAAAAAGTTAATTCTGCCTCATCCAGTGGATATGTTGGAAATTGGAATTCTAAAGTAAATCAATTAAAAATAATTTCCAATAAAGATTTTGTAGTTGGTGAGGTTGTAGAAGGTTCTGTATCAAAAACCCAAGGAGTTACTTCTTCTATTGATAGATTTGATTCCTTCTTTGATATGGATTCAAAATCCACAGTAATTCAAGGGTGGCAAACTCAAGCAGGATTCTTAAATACAAATTCACAAAAACTTCAGGATAGTGATTATTATCAGAATTTTTCATATTCTGTAAAATCAAAAATAGATTATGATACTTGGAAAGATGCTGTAGGTACTCTAAATCACACCTTAGGATTTAGAAAATTTGCTGATTATCAATTAGAATCATCAGCATCAAATTCAAATTCAATGGTAGTTGGACTTTCCACGTACCTCACTTCATTTGAAATCATTAATGATGTGGTCGGAGTTGTTGACTTAAATTGCGTTTATGATTTTGATTTGGTAAAAGAAAATTCGATGCAGATTGGATCTTCTATATTTTCGGATGAAGTAACATTCTCAAGCAGAATTCTGACTGATTATTTTGAGTCAGTTGGAAATAGAGTTTTATCTATTGATGATATAAGTCCACAATTCAATAGCAATCCTAGAGCAACAAGATTTAGTGAAGTTCATAGATTTGATCTCATAGATGGAAGGGCTCAAAAATACATTACTTATATTAGAGATAAAAGGTATATTGCACAAAGGCAGGTAATGCTTTTAACTCTTTTACACGACAATTCTCTTGGGTACATTAGTCAATATGGAAGAGTTGAGTCTACTTATGATTTGGGTTCATTTGATTTTGCGGTTGAAGGCACAGAAGGCGTCATATTATTCTATCCAACAAAATATTCCGTAAATGATTATAATGTATCAACATTATCATATAATTTGAGGGATAGTCTTTCTGGTGTAGGTACGTCTAGTTTTGGTGGTATTGTTGATTTAAAAACCAGCAGTGTTAGTGTTTCTTCTGGAGCAACTACAATTGTCGGGATTGCAAGTACATACACATCGGCAAAAGTCTTAGTTGAAATTGTTGGTTCAAATGGTGATTATCAATTTGACGAGTTGAGTATTTTGCACAATGGGACTACAGTTGAATTTATAGATTATGGGCAATTAACAACTATATCACAAGACATATATTCAAGTTCTGGTTTGGGTACTTATTATCCATATTTGTCTGGATCTCAACTAAAAATTGATTTTACTCCGAATGTTGGGGTAGCAGCAACAATCAATACAATTCAAGTTGCTATTGGGAATACTTTATCTTCTGGTATTGGTACTTTTGATATGAAACACGCTCGTTTGCAAGCAACTTCAACGTCAATTGCATCCTCAACATCTCCAGTAGCAACAGTAATTGCAGAATATCCTGAAGATTATGATTGTGCATATGCTGTACTTCAAGTTTCAGATACAACCAATAATAGGCATCAATTGTCCGAACTTGTGGTTTTAGACGATGGAACAGAAACTTACATTGCAGAATATGCAAATATTGACACTTTCGGTGGTTCTGGACTTGGAACTGTAGGAGCTGCAACAACATCATCAACCAAATTGACATTTACTCCTCTTCCAAATATTAATGTATCTGTGAAAATATTCTTTAATGCGATTAGATATCAAGATGATGAAAAGGATGCTATTAGTTTTAATAATGCTACAATAGAAACAAATGACGGTACATATTATGGAACTGAAAGAGATATTAAAAAGGAGTTTGATTTAACTCACGAAGGTTATAAAATATTCCAGAGACCTTTTGATGGAAGCAATTCTTCAATAGTTAATATTTCTGCAAATACAATATCTCTACCAAATCATTTCTTTGTTACTGGTGAAGAATTAGTCTACACTAATGCAGGATCTGGAAGTACATCAGCAATTGGTATTGCCACTACAACTTTTGTGAGTATTGGTTCGACTGATAAATTACCAGCAAGTGTCTATGCAGTAAAATTGAATAATAATAGTATTAGACTAGCAAGAAGTGCCGAAGATGCTCTGAAAGGAGTTCCAGCAACCTTAGATTTTACAAGTGTGGGTATAGGTACTACACATTCGTTTACTTCTAAAAATCAAAATGCAAAAGTTATAGTTGCAATTGATAATCTTATTCAATCACCTGTTGTTGCATCGGCAGTAACTACAACTTTATCAATTAATGTATATACCACAGATGATACATTATATTTTACTGGAATATCTTCATTTTTTGGTGGTGATTTGATTAAAGTTGGTAATGAAATTATGAGAATTAATAGTATTGGTATTGGTAGTACTAATGCTATAGGAGTTAGTAGACCCTGGTTAGGAACTGTTGTTGCCGGATACTCTACTGGAACTTTGGTTACTAAAGTGTTTGGAAATTATAATATTGTTGACAATACTCTAAACTTTGTTGATGCTCCATATGGAAATATTCCAGTAGTTACAGATGATCCAGATGATCAAGATTGGTCTGGAGTTTCAACATCTTCAAGTTTCCAGGGTAGAAGTTTCTTACGATCTGGTGTAACAAATTCGATCAATGAAACATATTATAGAAATTATATTTTTGATGACATTTCATCAACCTTTAATGGAAACAAAAAAGATTTTACATTAAAATCGAATAAATCTGATGTAACTGGTATTTCTAGCGAAAATGCTATCATATTAATAAATGACATTTTTCAAGCACCTGGTTTATCTGCCGGATATACATTATCAGAAAATGCCGGAATAACGTCAATCAGTTTTGTTGGAACTGGAATTTCAGTTGCATACGATGTCAATACTTCAAATCTTCCAGTTGGTGGAATTATTGTATCGGTTGGCTCGTCTGAAGGATTTGGATATCAACCACTTGTTTCTGCGGGAGGAACTGCAGTAGTATCGGCAGCAGGCACCATATCATCTATTAGTATAGGAAATAGTGGTTCTGGATATAGAGTGGGCGTACAGACCGTTAGAGTGGGTGTAGGGACTTCTTCTACAGGACTACCGAATATCCAATTTATCGGAACTGCTTCCGTATCTAATGGTCATATTGTCAGTATTGCAATTACCAATCCAGGAACTGGATACACATCAACAAATCCACCATACGTCTTTATTGACGACCCTCTTTCTTATTCAAATATTCCTTTGATTTATAGTTCTTCTTCATCTGGAATTGGCACTCAGGCAACAATTGATATAGTTGTTGGACAAGGATCAAGTGTTATTGATTTTGAATTAAAAAATACCGGGTATGGTTATATTTCAGGAGAAACTTTAACTGTTCCAATCGGAGGTATTGTTGGAATTCCAACAATTTCTGGAGCAAGTTTTAGAGAATTTCAAATTAGTATTCAAAATACATTTACAGATGAGTTCACTGGATGGTCTCTTGGTGAATTACAGTCATTAGATAGTCTTGACAGTTTATTTGATGGGGAAAGAATTGTTTTCCCAATTACATATCTGGGAAGTTTAATTTCAATACGTTCTTCAAGAGGTTCTAATATTAACGTACAGGATTCCCTTCTTGTCTTTATTAATGATGTACTTCAAGAACCGGGAAGGGGATACATTTTCCCAGGAGGAAGTTCAATAACATTTGCCGAACCTCCAAAAGTTGGTGATACTTCAAAAATTATTTTCTATAAGGGAAGTGGTTCTATTGATGTTATTGAAAGAAATATTTTAGAAACTGTAAAAATTGGGGATGAACTAGTTATTGGATATGATTCATCAATCGGACAAAGTTCAACATTACAAGAAGATCCAAGAACTGTTACAAGTATTAATTCAACTGATTTATTAAGTACAAACCCATATTTTGGACCAGGAAATAGTGATGATGAAACTCTTGTAAGAACAGTTGTGTGGTGTAGACAAACTGAGGACAAAATCGTTAATGAAAAGAGGATTGGAAAAGATCGCATTCTGTATGAGTCTTTAATCTATCCATCAGCATATCTAATTCAATCTGTTGGGATTGGTTCCACTATTGCATATGTCGATAATATTAGACCATTCTTCAATCCAGTAAATGAAAGTAATGTGTCACTATCTTTCCAAAAAAATATTAGATTATTATCTCAGGATTCTAAAGTTGCAGCAGCTGCAACAGCAACTGTATCTATTGCAGGAACAATATCTTCACTGGTCATTTCTGATGGTGGAGTTGGATATACAACCAGTCCTTCTGTAACTATTGAAAATCCTGTTGGTCTTGGAACTACTCAAAGAGCATCAGCATCCTCATCAATTACTTCTGGAATTGTTACCTCAATAATCATAACTTCACCGGGGACAGGTTATACTTATGTTGATCCACCTCTTGTTTTAATCGAATTTCCATCATTTACATTTGAGGATAATACTGTTAGTTCGTATGAAGGTGATTTTGGTATTATTACTGGCATATCAACAACTTCTGTTGGAGTAGCCTCGACTGGAATTGTATTTGATTTTGTTATTCCAAACAATTCTTTCCTTAGAAATTCTTCAATAACTGGTGTAACAACAATTAGTGGAATTCAAACTGGATATTACTTTACGGTTTACAATTCAAATGTCGGCAATGGAGTGACATCACTCAATTCTTTAGGATCAACAGTTGGAGTGGGATCTATTTTCTTAGATAATGTGTATCAAGTAGCATCAGTTTCAATAGCACAAACTGCCACCGTTGGTTTTGGAATTACTTATGTTGCAAAAGTAATCGTAAGTGTTTCAAGTTATAATGGATTAACTGGAATTGGATATAGTAATTTTTATGGCGAATTTAGTTGGGGTAGAGTTGTCCTGGGATCTAGATCTAAACAAAATTCCTACAATGCTTATACATTGAATGGATTTACAGGTCTCAGCACAGGAACAATTTTGAAAAGAACCAATTCTTTGAAGTACCTAAATTATTTGTGATAAATAGATAAAAAAACTCATAAAATGGCAGCAATTATAACTGATCAAATTAGAATATTGAATGCTAAGAATTTTGTGGCAGGAGTTACTACTTCTAGCAATTCTTATTATTCCTTTATTGGTCTACCAAACGCAACCGATATTCAATCTGATTGGAACACCACACCGCCCGCACCAAAGGATAATTTTAATGAGGAGAGTAATTATTGGGACACAATGATTGCTTTAAAGAAAATAAATTCGAGTGATGTAAGACAAGTTATACAAAAAAGAGTTTGGTCTTCTGGTACAACATATGATATGTACCGTCACGATTACAGTGGATCAAATACTGCAAAAGTTTCTGCTGCTACAAATTTATATTCGTCAACATATTATGTTTTAAATAGTGAGTATAAAGTTTACATTTGTCTTCAGAATGGTATTTCACCAGAAACTCCAAATGGAAAACCTTCTTTAGATGAACCAACATTTACTGATTTAGAACCAAGATCAGCAGGATCTAGTGGTGATGGTTATATTTGGAAATATTTGTACACTATTAAACCGAGTGATATTGTAAAGTTTGAGTCTACAGATTTTATGCCAGTTCCCTCTAATTGGGAAACTAGCCCAGAAAATTCCGCAGTCAGAGATAATGCGGTTGATGGGTCAATCAAAATTATTACTATTACGGATAGGGGAGTTGGTGTAGGTACAGCAAATAGAACATATACAAGAGTGCCAATTAAAGGCGATGGAACAGGTGCAGAATGTACTGTTGTTGTTAATAATGATCAGCAAGTAGATTCTATTACAATTTCAAGTCAAGGATCCGGATATACTTATGGTAATGTTGATTTAGTATCTGGAAATGCTCCGACAGGGACAACAAGACCAACTTTTGAAGTAATTATTCCCCCACAAGGAGGTCACGGTAAAGATATTTACAGAGAACTTGGTGCATATAATGTTCTCCTTTATTCCCGAATAGAGAATGATGTAGAAAATCCAGATTTTATTACCGGAAATCAGATAGCTAGAGTTGGAATTATAAGAAATCCATTAACTTATGGATCCTCTCAATTATTGAGTCTTGATAAGGCAAGTGCTGTTTCTGCAATTAGATTGACAGGAATAGGTTACAGTTCGGCATCTTTTACTGCAGATTCATTTGTTACACAGACTGTGAGTACAGGTGTAACTGCTGTTGGAAGAGTGGTTAGCTATGATCAAAACACCGGTGTTTTAAAATATTGGCAAGACAGGACTTTTGCGGGATTTAATACTGCTGGAACTGCTCAGTCAACCCCACAATATGGATTTGATTTGACAGAATTTACCAGTTCTCCATCAACTGGAGGAAGTTTAACAGTTCTTGGAGGTAGTGTTAGTTTATCAATTAATTCAACCTTTACTGGTATATCAACCTCAATAAATAATAGAACATATTACTTAGGTCAATCTTTTACAAATGGTCTTGCCAGTCCAGAAGTTAAAAAATATAGTGGCAGCGTAATTTACGTAGATAATAGACCATCTATCACAAGATCATCAAACCAAAAAGAAGATATCAAAGTCATTTTGCAGTTCTAAAGAATTATGTCTCAACAAACTAACCTCAACGTATCGCCATATTTTGACGATTTTGATGCGAATAATGACTACTACAAAGTTCTCTTTAAGCCTGGATATCCAGTTCAAGCAAGAGAATTAACAACTTTACAATCAATATTACAAAATCAAATTGAGAAGTTTGGACAACATTTCTTTAAAGAAGGTGCCAAAGTTATTCCAGGAAATACTGCATATAATGCACTTTATTACGCAGTAGAACTGACTAATACTTATCTTGGAGTTCCTCTTTCTGCGTATATAAGTCAAGTTGTAGGTTCAAAAATTACGGGACAAACTTCTGGGGTTACTGCAGTAGTTGAAAAAGTATTACCCTCAAATGAATCCGAAAGAGGAAATGTAACCTTATATGTAAGTTATGTTGGTAGCAGTACACAAAATAATTCATCTCAATATTTTTCTGACGGGGAAACATTAACCTCAAATATAGCAATTAGTTCAGGTCTTCTGGGTAATAGTTCAATAACTGCAGGATCACCATTTGGTATTACTATTGCAAATAATTCAACTTCTGTTGCGTCAGCATTTTCAATTACCCAAGGCGTATATTTCATTCGTGGCCAATTTGTAAATGTAGATAGTGAGACATTAATTTTAGATCAATATAGTAACAAATCAAATTATAGAATTGGATTGTTTGTCAATGAGCAAATTGTTAATTCTGACCAAGATCAAGGATTAAATGATAATTCTCAGGGATTTAACAATTATTCATCTCCAGGTGCAGACAGATTAAAAATTTCAGTTTCATTATTCAAAAAAAGTTTAGATGATTTTAATGACAATAACTTTGTAGAATTAGCAACTGTTAAGGATGGCGTCCTTTCTTCGCAAGTAAAGACAACTGCATATAGTACAATTACTGATGAATTGGCAAGAAGAACATATGCAGAATCTGGAGATTATTATGTAACTCCTTTTGATGTTTCTGTAAAAAATTCTTTAGATGATGGTTTGGGTAGTCGTGGTATTTTTAATGTAGGTCAGTTTACATATGGAGGATCAACTCCATCAGATAATCTATCAGTTTATCAAGTATCTCCTGGAAAAGCATTTGTGAGGGGATATGAAATTGAAACTATTAGTCCCACATTTTTAGATTCGCCAAAACCAAGAACAACAAAAATCTTGGAAAATTATTCAGTCAACTATAATACGGGGCCCACATTAAAATTAAATAGAGTTTATGGTTCACCAATTATTGGAATTGGTAATACTTACGTACTAAGTTTGAGAAGCGAAAGAGTAGGAATTGCTTCTGCTGTAGCACCAGGAAAAGAAATTGGTTTAGCTAGAGTTTATGATTTTAAATTAGAATCTGGATCATACAATTCTACAAATTTAAACTTAAACCAGTGGAATATTTCTCTGTATGATATTCAGACAACGACAGAGGTAACTTTAAATGAGGCAACAACACTTACAATTCCCACATTTGTAAAGGGAAATTCAAGTGGAGCAACAGCATTTTTAAAGGACTCAGTTTCAAATTCAAAATCTTTAATTTTATATGAAAAAAATGGAGATTTTATACCAAATGAATCCTTCAGTTTTAATGGAATAAGTAATGGAAGAGTTGCTATTGCGGTAACATCATATGGAATTTCAGATATTAAATCTGTATATGGGATTGTAGGATCTGGATCAACTTTTAGTGCAGATACGATTCAATCTGTTGGAGTTCCTGTTGGTCTTGCAAATATTACTCCAGTAACTTATAGAGATTTTGGAATCTTAAATACCACACTAACATCAACAGTTGGTGTGGGTTCAACTCAAATTTTTGTAAATGATGTGACAGGAGTTTCTGTAGGTAGCTCTATTACAGTTGCTAACTCTGGAATTGCTCTTACAACTGTATATGTTACTGGGGTTGGGACTACTTCAATTTTTATTGGTACTGCATCAACGGCAGGGGTAGGAACTACGTCCACTACTCTTAGTGCAAATATTGGTATTGGATCAACTACGATTTATTTAAGTCAGGTATCACCAGCACTTACTTTACAATCTCTAATTACTGTTTCACCATCAATATCTAATGCAGCAATTACAGGAATTGGAAGTACATATGTCACAATTGCTCCCGGATCAGCATCAAATGCCACTCTAAGTCTTTTAATCAATAATCCAGTTAGTGCTGGAGCAACACAACTTTTTGTTTCAAGCGTAACAGGAGTCTCTGCAGGAAGTTCTTTTAATCTAGTAAGACCAAATTTAGTTACGACTATTACCTCAGGACAAACTGTTGGTATAGGATCAACTCAAATTTTTGTCACAAGTCTTTCTGGAGTTGCTATAGGAAACTCTATTAGTGTTGGAGCAGCAATCACTAATGTACCGATTGTCTCTGTCGGTACAACATCAGTCTTTATTGGCGCAGCAAATGCCTCACCAACCACATTAACCGCAGGAACAGCAGTAACATTTTCACTTGTAAATTATGGAATACCTGTTGTTAGTATTGGTATAGGATCAACCTCATTATTCATTGGAACTGCAAGTACAATATCATCTGCGATTGGTATTGGATCTACACTATCATTCACAAATGTTTCGTCAATGGTTGTCGGAACTGCAGCTTCATTCTCTAATGTATCTACTCTTGTTGTTGGGGCTGCAGTATCTTTTACAAATCCACTATACACAAGTACAGTTACATCACCAAATACATTATTTCCAGGAACTTTAGTTAGAAAAGATAACGTAGTTTCATATTCAAATACAAATACTACAGATCCATTTTATAGTAAGGTTGTTTCTGTTGGATCAACATCCATAACTATTGGTGGATTTAAACTTCCAAACCTTGCAATTGGTATTGCAACAGTTTCTGGGATATGTGACGGAGCACTTCCTACTACATCATTATCAGTAACAGATTTTAAAATTTTAACAACAAATTTAGAAACTTCAACAGATAACACACTTTACACAAAATTACCTAAAAATAATATTTCTTCTGTTGACTTAACTAACGCATCTTTAGTAATAAGAAAGAAATTTACTGTTAACATTTCGGGTAATCAACTGTCAACACCAGTCACTGGTGGAACAAACGAAACATTTTTACCTTTTGACACTGAAAGATATTCATTGATTAGATCTGATGGAACCACCGAAGTATTAACTGCAGACAAATTCTCATTTATAAGTGGATCTAGCCAGTTACAAATTTATAATTTGGGTTCAAATAATACTGGAGCAACTTTAATTGCGACTTTAACTAAGATTAAACCAAAATCTAAAATAAAGAGAAAAAATAGAGTCAATTCAATTCTGATTGATAAATCAATTTATTCATCTTCAGGAATTGGTTCTACTACCCTTAATGATGGATTATCATATGGAAATTATCCATATGGTACAAGAGTCCAAGATCAAAATATTTCTTTAAATGTTTCTGATATTATTGAAGTCCACGCAATTTATGAATCTCTTGATACTGCAAATCCATCATCCCCTACTGTAGTATTATCTTCAATTAATGGCCCTTCAACAAAAACAAGTGATTTAATTATTGGAGAGAAATTTACAGGACAAACAAGTGGAGCAATTGGGATCTGTGCCGAAAGACTTACAGATTCTCAAATTGCATTTGTTTCAAAAAATAATAACAGTTTCAAAGAAGGTGAGACTATTATATTTGAAGAATCTAAAGTAAGTGCGGTTATTGTAACATTAAATTCACCAAGTTTAAATGTCTCGTCTAATTTTACATTTACAAATGGACAAAATGGATCATTCTATAACTATGGATTCTTAACAAGAAAATCTGATGTTGAAGAAATTACCAAAAAACTGAAAGTATATTTTTCAAATGGATATTATGAATCTTCTGATGATGGTGATATTACCACAATCAACTCATATAGCACTTTTGATTACGGAAAGGAAATACAGACTGTTAATGGTGTAAGAAATTCTGATATTATTGATATCAGGCCAAAAACTAGTGACTATTCAGTAGCAGAAGGATCAAGATCTCCTTTAGAATTTTATGGTAGATCTTTCAATGGATCTGGCAATTCTGCTACAAACATTCTTGCTTCCGATGAGTCAATTTTAACTTCATTTTCATTCTATCTTGGAAGAATAGACAGAATTTATCTGACTAAAGATGGAAAAATGCAAGTTAAGTATGGAACTCCATCAGAAAAATTTGAAAAACCAGTTTCTGTTGATGATGCACTAGAAATTGCAACTATAACACTTCCACCATATCTTTACAACGTATCACAGGCTTCCATAGAATTTTTGGAACATAAAAGATATAGAATGGTAGATATTAAACAACTTGAGAATAGAATCAAAAATATTGAATATTACACAACATTATCACTTCTTGAAACTAATACTGCAAATCTATTTGTTTCAGATTCAGATGGTCTTAATAGATTCAAATCAGGTTTCTTTGTAGATAATTTCACATCTCTTCTTGCCCAAGAGAACAGTATTGAATTTAAAAATAGTATTGATCTTCAGAATAAGGAGATTAGACCTCAACATTATACAAATTCTATTGATTTAATTCCAGGTCCAGTTGTTGGTATAGATCCAACTGATGATTTACAATTTTTACCAATTGAAGGTATCAATGTTCGTAAATCTGGAGACATTGTTACTTTAGATTATGCTGAAGTAGAGTGGTTTAAACAAACATTTGCAACAAAATCTGAAAGTGTTACTCCATTTTTAGTTAGTTTTTGGCAAGGAACTGTTGAGTTATCTCCTTCTTCGGATACTTGGGTAGATACTGTTCGTCTCCAGGCAAAAATTATTAACACTGAAGGAAATTATGCAGAAACTCTTGCAATTGCATCAAGAACATTAAATGTCAATCCACAAACAGGTTTTTCTCCAACACTTTGGAATTCTTGGCAGACTATTTGGACTGGTACAGAAGTTAGTAATAAGACTGAAACTAGAAGAGAAATTAGTAATTGGTCTGGTTCAATGGTGTTTGAAGGAGACAGTGGCACTACTGGTGGTACATTCCAAACAATTTCAGTAATTCAGGATAATCTTAGAGAAACTATAGATACTGGTATTGAAAGAAGAACTGGTACTAGAACAATAGTTTCGGAACAATTGGATAAAACTTCAGTTGGAGATAAAGTTGTAAGTAGAAATCTAGTTGCATATATGAGATCAAGAAATGTTCAATTCATTTCCAAAAAAGTTAAACCCCTTACGCAACTTTATGCGTTCTTTGATGGAGTAGATGTAACAAAGTACTGTATTCCAAAATTACTACAAATTACTATGATTTCTGGAGTTTTCCAGGTTGGAGAAAAGGTAATAGGAAAAACACAAAAAACTGGACTTGGTTTAAATACAGATTCAAATTCTGCTGGAATAACTTTTAGAGTTGCTCAATCAAACCATAAAGAAGGTCCATATAATGCGGCAGTCTCAACCTTTGCATATAACCCATATACCAGCCAAATTTTACAAGGAACATATTCTTCAACATCAAATATTTTAAATATTGATACATTTTCTCTTGCAAATCAACAACAAGGAGAATATAGTGGATATATTGAAAGTGGAATGACTTTAATTGGGCAAACAAGTGGTGCTCAAGCAACAATTACTGACGTTAAACTTATTTCAGATTTATCTGCAACATTAATTGGAAGTCTCTTTATTCCAAATCCAAATAATAGTTTTCATCCAAGATTTGAATGTGGAACTAAAACTTTTACTATTGTTAATAATAATTTAAATGATCAAAATGCCGCTACAACAATTGCAGAAGAAGGGTTTGTTTCAAGTGGAATATTGGAAACTATTCAAGAAAATATTATTTCCGTTAGAAATGCTAGAATTCAAAATAAACAAGAATTTGAAGACAAGGCAGTGTCACGAACCACTGGAACTCAAATTGTAAGTAGTAATACAATTTCAAAATCCACAACAGTAGTTCAAAGAACATGGTATGATCCTCTTGCACAATCATTTTTGGTTGAAGATGAAACTGGTGTTTTTCTAACAAGATGTGATATTTTCTTTAGAACTAAGGACGATATGGATATTCCTGTAACGTTCCAATTAAGAACAATGCAAAATGGATTTCCAACCCAAAAAGTTTTACCATTCTCTGAAGTTATTCTTGATCCTGCAGATGTTAGAACTTCTGGAGATGGTTCTGTTGCAACATCATTTACTTTTAAATCACCAGTTTATGTTGAAGGTGGTAAAGATTATTGTGTATGTCTTGCATCAGATTCAACAAAATACAGTGTATATATTGCAAGAATTGGTGAGTACGACTTGCTTACTCAAACTTATATTTCAAATCAACCAACTCTTGGTTCATTATTTAAATCACAAAATGCTTCTACTTGGGAAGCAAGTCAATGGGAAGATCTCAAATTTACTCTTTATAGAGCAGATTTCTTAACTTCAGGAACTGTTGAATTTTATAATCCAGAATTGACAGAAGGAAATCATCAAATAGCAGAATTGATGCCAAATTCTTTAAATACAAACTCAAGAAGAGTTAGAATTGGAATTGGTTCAACTCTAATTGATTCTGGATTAACTTTTGGAAATACTATTCTACAGTACAACACAAATGCATCTGGAAATTATGTTGATAGTGCTGGTATTGCTACCGGAAGTTTGAGTATCAATAATTCTGGTATTGGATACACTCCATCCTCAGGATCGTATACATTCAACAATACTTCACTAACAACTATTACTGGAAATGGTAGAAATGCAACTGCAAATATTACCATTAGTAATGGTGTGGCGATTGCTGCAACTATTGTAAATGGTGGTATTGGGTATAAAGTTGGTGATGTTTTGGGAATCACTACAATTGGAGCCTCTTCCGTTGGATCCAATGCAAGATTGTCTGTGGGAATTATTACTGGTATCAATGAATTGATTTTAGATAATGTTCAGGGTGATTTTGCCGTTGGTGCTGCAAATACTATTAGATATGTGAATAATGTAGGAATTACCACAAATCTAAATCAATCTTCTGGTGGAAATGTTGCGGCAACACAAATTATTACAGAAAATGATGGATTGCATATTAAAATCAATCACAAAAATCACGGAATGTATTTTAGTGAAAACTATGTTGATATATCTGGAGTTGAATCTGATATTGCGCCAACAAAATTAAGTCTTGTATATAACTCAAATTCAACTTCGGCAATTTCTGTCGAAAGTATTTCAAATCTCAATACTTTTGAGGGTGTTGGTGTTGGTACAACTAATCTTGGATATATTTTAATTGGAGATGAAGTAATCTCATATACTTCCGTTTCTGGTTCAACGATTGGTGGAGTTATTGTGAGGGGAACAAATCCCAAAAATTATCCAGCAGGAACTCCAGTTTACAAGTATGAATTAGCAGGTGTCTCTTTAAATAGAATTAATACGACACATAATCTTGAGAATGTAACAATATCAGATCCCATCACATTTGATTCGTACAATATTAAACTTGATATGTCAACAAATGGTACTGATAGATCTGTCGGAACTGGTTTCCCCAAATTATATCAGAATAAAACAAAATCGACTGGTGGTTACAATATTAAGGCAACTCAAAATATGCCTTTTGAGTTAGTTACTCCAATGGTACATAATCTTACTGTTCAAGGAACTAATTTAACTGGTGAAATGAGAACAGTAACCGGACAGAGTATGAGTGGAAATGAAATTCCATATGTTGATAATGGATATGAGTCAATTACATTAAACAAAACAAATTATCTTGATAGCACAAGAATAATCGCATCTAAGGTGAATGAAACTGCTAAATTATCAAATCTAACTGGAAATAAATCTCTGAATATGAGACTCACAATGAGTACAGTTGATAGTAAATTGACACCAGTTATTGATACACAAAGAATCAATTTAATAACGACTTCAAATAGAGTAAATAGTGTCATTACAAATTATGCGACTGATAATAGAGTTAATAGTATCTCAGATGATCCGACTGCATTCCAGTATATTTCCAAAGAAATTGTATTGGAAAATTCAGCTTCATCAATTTTAATTCTCCTAAATGCCAATATAAACATTTACTCGGATATTCGTGCTTTCTATGCAACTTCACAAAATGAAAACTTTAATCCAATTTTTGTACCATTCCCAGGATACAACAATTTAGATACCAAAAAACAAATTATCAATCAGTCAAATAATGATGGTAATTCTGATACTTTCATCAGTCCATCAACACATTTGGCATTTTTACCACAAGAGTTGGAATACAAAGAATATTCATTTAGTGTTGATCAATTATCACCATTCAGATCATATAGAATTAAAATTGTGATGACATCTACAAATCAAGTATATCCACCAAGATTTAAGGATCTTAGAGTTATTGCACTTGCATAATATGAGCTACCTAAAAGTAGAGGGTCACTCAAATTTAATGAGAGACCCAAATACAAACTCCATTGTCAATACAAATATGACTGAGTATCAAGAATATGTTACAAGAAGAGATTCAAAGAGTGAAAAGAATCAAAAGATACAAAATCTTGAATCTGATGTTGCTAATATAAAAAATGACCTCGATGAAATAAAATCTTTACTTAGGAGTTTGCTTAATGGATCCTGATAAAATTGAAATTGAAAGTTTGAGCAAAAGTTTTGAATACTTTAAAGTATCTTCAGAAATAGATAATATATCCGATATTGAACTTGTTAAAAATATTGCAAAATGTTATTTCAAACTTTATTTAAAACAACAAGAAGTAGTATCATCTATAGGAGTTCCCAATGTCAAGTAAAAATATAACCTTTGATACAGATTCTGGAGTTGCGTATGCATCAAATTTAGTAATTAATGCGGGTGCAGACTTTAAGGCTAATTTTAATGTCTATACACCTTCAAATTCTGTATTTAATTTTACAGGGTGGACAGGCACTTCCCGTATGACAAAAAGCGTTTCTATAGGTTCTTCTGCATATCCAGCAGCAACGTTTAATGTCGGATTTACCAGTGCAGCAGGGGGCAAATTTAATATATCATTAGGATCAACTGCAACAAGAACATTATCTGAAGGTAGATATATCTACGACATTTTAGTTAGTTCTGGTTCTACGGTTTACAGAATAGTGAATGGAAATATTCTGGTTATACCTGGAATTTCTTCCGCTCCCTAAATATCTTAAGAGGTATTAAATAAATGGCGCAACCATCTACCAGACAGGAATTAATAAATTACTGTAAAAGAAAACTGGGGGCGCCAGTTTTAGAGATCAATGTAGCTGATGAGCAGATTGAAGATTTAGTTGATGATGCAGTTCAGTTTTTCCAAGAACGTCATTTTGATGGAGTTTATCCAACATTTTTCAAATATAAAATTACGCAGGATGATATTAATAGGGGAAGAGCAAGAGGTAATAATAATTCGAGTGTTGGAATTGTAACTACGAGTGTAACGACTAGTATTGTCGGTACTGCGACAACATTTAATTATGAGGAAAATAGTAATTATCTACAGGTTCCTCCCGGAATAGTTGGAGTAACAAAAATATTCCAATATGATAGTGCAAATACCATTAGTCATGGTATGTTTAGTGTAAAGTATCAGTTATTCTTAAATGATATTTACTATTGGGGAACAACAGAACTTTTATCATATGCAATGGTAAAAACATATCTTGAAGATTTAGACTTTTTATTGAATACCCAAAAGCAAATTCGTTTTAATAAAAGACAAGATAGACTCTATCTTGATATTGATTGGGGGGCAATAAGCACTAACACTTATATTATCCTTGATTGTTATGCAGTTTTAGATCCAAATGACTATAGTAGAGTATGGAATGATTCTTTTATTAAACCATATTTAACATCATTGATTAAACGTCAGTGGGGACAAAATATGATGAAATTCACTGGAGTTAAACTTCCTGGTGGTGTAGAACTCAATGGTCGTCAAATGTATGATGATGCTCAAAGAGAAATTGATATTTTAATGGAAAAAATGTCTAATACTTATGAGCTTCCACCTTTCGATATGATTGGTTAATCTTATGTTAAATCCATTTTTTCTCCAAGGTTCCGAATCGGAAAGAAATTTAATTCAAGATTTAGTTAATGAACAATTGAGAATGTATGGTGTTGAAGTTTACTATTTGCCCAGAAAATATCTTACACAAAATACTGTTATAAAAGAAGTCATACAATCTTCATTTGAAGATGCATATCCAATAGAAGCATATCTTGTCAATTATGAGGGATATGGCGACAATCCAACAATTCTTTCAAAATTTGGTATTCAAGCACTTAATGAATTAACTCTGACTATATCTAGAGAAAGATTTGAAACTTATATTTCTCCGCTTATAAGAAATGAACAAAATATTAAAATATCAAACCGTCCAAAAGAAGGCGACTTAATTTATTTTCCTTTGGGAGATCGTTTATTTGAGATAAAATATGTTGAGCACGAACAACCATTCTATCAACTTAATGGAAATACTAGTTATGATTTAAGATGTGAACTCTTTAGGTATGAAGATGAGGTGATTGATACAGGAGTAAGTGAAATTGATGATACTGTTTCAGGAAGTTCTAGTGATGCAATATCTATAGACGATAGAACTAATATTGCAGGTGCAATTCAAAAACTAACAGTTGTTGGAAGCGCAGTAACTGCTTCTGCAATTGCTTCAATTGTTAGCGGTGGTATTAGATACTTTACAGTCACCAATAGAGGTGGTGGATATACATCTGCACCAAGAGTTGCAATCTCTTCTGCTCCATCGGGTGGAATGACCGGAGTAGGATCTGCAACGATGATTGGGGGAATTGTTGTTTGCAATAGTAATGTAAATCCCGTTTCGTCATCAGTACAATCTGTTGAGGTAATAAATGCTGGTTATGGGTATACCGTTGCACCTGGGGTTTTATTCTTTGGAGATGGATCAGGAGCTTCCGCAACCGCAACAATTGGTGACGGAGTTGTTGGAATAGTTACTATTACAGATGGTGGATCTGGGTATACAACTTCTCCAACAATTACCTTTACAGGAATTTCCACAGTATCTGCAGCTGCGACTGCGGTTGTAAGTTCTGCCGGAGTAATTACACAAATAAGATTGACAAATACTGGTCTTGGATATACAATGCCACCAACTATGGTAATTGGTAATCCATCTTTCAGTTCTTTTGGAAATTATATATTCAATGAAGTTATAGTTGGATCTATAAGTAGTACAACTGCAAGAGTAAGATCTTGGAATTCTACTACAAATCAACTTGAAATTTCTAATGTATCTGGAGAATTTTTAATCTCAGAAAATATTGTCGGATCTGATTCTGGTGCTTCTCACGCATTAAGAACGATTGATACATATCCAGTTAATGATGGATATACTGATAATAAAAATATTGAGACTGAGGCAGATTTGATTATAGATTTTAGCGAAAAAAATCCCTTTGGAACTCCTTGATATAAATACATTTTATATCATTAAATACTAATAGAGAGTTTATAAAAATGTTTGAGTATTTTTACAACGAGATCTTAAGAAAAACCATAGTTTCTTTTGGTTCTCTATTTAATGGTATAAAAATTAAGCACACAGATTCTAATGATAATGTTGTCAGTATAATAGAAGTTCCTCTTGCCTATGGACCGACTCAGAAATTTTTAGCAAGACTTGAGCAGTCTCCAGATTTGAGCAAACAAACTCAAATAACATTGCCAAGAATGTCATTTGAGTTTACGGGACTTACTTACGATGCATCAAGAAAATTAACAACTACTCAAACATTTGTAGCAAAAGATCCGGATAATGGAGCAGAGACAAAAAAAGCATATATGCCCGTTCCATATAATATGCAGTTTGAATTGAGTATAATGTCAAAGTTAAATGATGATGCTCTTCAAATTGTGGAGCAAATTTTACCATATTTTCAACCATCATATAATATAACAGTAGATTTAGTATCGAGTATTAATGAAAAGAGAGATATTCCCATAGTTTTGGAAAATATTACTATGCAAGATGACTATGAAGGAAATTTTACAACAAGAAGAGTTCTCATCTATACTTTAAGATTTTCGGCAAAAACATACTTGTTTGGTCCAATACATTCTGCGTCGAAAGATGTTATTAAGAGAATGTCGGTCAGTCTTATTGCTGGCGAATCAAACTCTACTCCATCAAGAGAAATTGTATATTCTGCAAGTCCAAGAGCAATTAAAAATTATACCGGAATTGTTGTTACAAATATATCCGAAGATATTGCAATTGAAGATATTTTAATTTCAGTAAACAATGCAACTTCAATTGCTGCAAATACATATCTTGATATAGAAGGTGAAGAAGTTTTTGTAAAATCAAAATCTGGAAATGTTCTTACTGTCGATAGGGGAAGAGATGGGACAGCTGTTGTACCTCACCTTACCGGAGCTCAAGTAAAATCAATCACAACATCAGATAATCTCCTTATTCCTACAGGTGATGATTTTGGATTTAGTGGATCTACCACGTAGTAACTTGAATTAAAATGACAAATAAATTTGATAACCTGAACGAAGCATTTAATGTTACTGGAGAGATAGTATCTATCGACACGGAAGAATCTTCCACAAATAAAATTGAAAAAGTTACATCTGCAATTGATGATGTAAAAAAAGATTATGAGTACACAAGGGGAAATTTATACTCCCTCATAGAAAAGGGTCAAGAAGCAATTAACGGAATTCTTGAACTTGCCAGAGAAAGTGAAATGCCTCGTGCATATGAAGTTGCTGGTCAATTAATAAAAAATGTATCTGATGCAACTGACAAATTGATGGATCTCCAAAAGAAGCTAAAAGATATTGAAGAGGATAGGGGGGTGCGGGGACCTACAAATGTTACAAATGCACTTTTTGTTGGATCAACCGCAGAACTTGCAAAACTTCTAAAATCAAAGCAATTGGAAGAAAATAAATAGATATAAATGATTTTCTAAATGTCCGAATATAGGAATGATATAAACGATCAGAATTTACCATCAATAGATGATCTGATTGGTAGTGGAAAAAATTTAGAAACAGTTGATAATTTATTAGAAAATCTAAAGGAAAAAAATCTAGAATCTATTGATGACTATTTTTGTGAAGAAGAGGTTATCTTAGAAGAAGATATTGATGAAAATCTTCCGTCCATAGATGATTATATTGAAGAAATAATAGAAGAAGAAGCAATAGAAGAAGAAGTACTAGAAGAAGATCCCATAGAGGATTTAAAGGTACTCATAGAAGAAGTAAGAAATAGTATTCCAGAAATTCCAGAATTTAAGTCGTATGATGAAGAAATACTACAATTATTAAATTTAATTGAAAGCGTACAAAATCAAATTCCAGAACCTGTAGAGGTTCCAGAAGTAAAGTATTATGATGAAGATATTAATCTCTTAACAGAAAGAATTGATTATATAAGACAAACTATAATAAATTTACCAGAAGTAAGATACTACGAAGAGGAAATTCAATTAATTGAATCTGAGGTATCAAATCTTCAAGAAAAAGTTGATGAGTTGCCGGAAGTAAAATATTATGATGAGGATATCTCAAGACTAGACTGTAAGATAGATGATACCGTAGATTTAGTTGATAAGAAGATAAATGATCTTTCTGAGAATATTGATGTCAAATTTTTTGAGTCTAAGGTAGATTCAGATTCAAATATTAATGATAGAATAACTAATTTAAAAAATTCTTTAAAGAAAGATATTGATTTATATGAAGTAAAGATTTTAGATCTTAAA